GGGGGAAGACCATACCGGGTTGAAACTGCGAACACCAAAACCTATAAAAAGCCCGTAACCGCTCGCAATTAGCCCGCCATTGCATTTTTGATACATGAAACACGTCGCCTCTGGTAAAAAAATCAAAACGCGCCAAAATCCAAATGTGGAAGCTTTAGGGCAATCTGGTAAAAGCTTGGGAGGTCGACCTCGCAAGCCAAACTTCCAATGGCCGATTTACGACACGCTTGGCCAGTGTGGCGCTATGGCTGGAGTTCCGCTGTCCATCTTGAAGGAGGCGAAGCGCCTGGGGTGTCCGGCGTTCCGGCATGGTCGGGTTCACTTCGGCGAGTTCATTCCATGGCTGTTCACGACGATGATGACCGACTCATCAGTGAACTGGTCTGAGGAATCCAAGAAGCTCGACGTGCTTTTGAAGCGGGTTGACCTCGCTGAGAAAGAGGACCGCGTGATTGACCGGAACACCGTCGCCGATGGAATAGCCAAGGCGGTCGGCGTGATGTTCGGAGACTTGGACCGGGTATTCACCTCGGAGCTACCGACACGAGGCAAAGGGATGAACGAACTCGCGTTGCGCAAGCTGGCTTTGGGTGAGATTGAGAAGATTAAGGATTCAATGCGCCGGAAGCTTGAGCTGATCGCGATGGAGAAAATCAAAAACGTATGAAGGAAAAACTACATCCAAGAGCATCACCAAGCCGAAGCGGAAAATGTAGCGGCGAACCTCGACAACCTGTGGCTCGAACTAATCGCAATGTCCGATGAAATCTTCGTGGTGAACTGCGCGATACCCGGCCACGAAAACGGATACATCGGCGAGCGCACCAGAATCGAAATCAACCACGCGCTGAAGCTCGGTAAGCCGGTGCGCTACCAAGTGGAGCAGAACGACCCAAGCTCAGCGACCCGAAAATGAAAACTCACAAGCGATCTACACGTTCACGGACAATCAAGGCGGCCCGCTCGGGTTCGCTGAAGCGCGTGGTTCAGCCGCTCCTGTGGAAATGGAATGGGCATCTGTCTGGAAATCGGTGCGTCACCAAATACAGGTGTGAACAATACAACGCCAACTGCGAGAAGTGGTGCAACCGAAGGGAAGGTAACGGCCCGATGGGATACGAATACTATGGTGGCGGAACGATCTTCTACCTGGATGGAGACAAGCGCGAATACAAGACACAGAAACAACTAATCGCCGCAATCGAAAAGCGGCTGAACGTGCGGAGCTGAGCGACAGCCGTCAAAAGGATAAAAATGCACAAGCCAATAATGACTCTAAAAGAAATCATGGATGCTGAACAACCAAGCGGAGAGGCTGTTCACTCCAGCGACCTTGTTAGCCTGCCAGACGTGAAAGAGCTTCCGAAGCCAATAGCTAATAAAATCAGGTTAATATCAGAGAACGATTGGACCGAGGATGACTGGCTAGACCTGCTAAGACTCCAACGAATTGTTCGCCACAACATTGCTGTGCGACATGGACTTCTGCGAATGCACGAATGGCAATGCTGGCTATGTAAAGAAGTCAAAGTCGGAGAAGCAGCCTACCTAGTTGGTTCGCCTATTGGAGGATATAAATACTGTGCTGATTGCTGGCTGAAACGAAAACCTCAGCAGGCTAACGAGAAAGGTCAGCGATGAGCCGCGAATTACCACCATGCGACCATGACGAGTGCCCGCCCACGCACTGCAAGCGCTCCGGCTCATTCGCTGCACCGCTTTGTTATGCGGCGGGAGAGCGCGTGATGGCAAAACATGCTAGATGGGGATGGATACCGGCAACAGTGAGGTGGCAAAACATTACGACCGTGGCAGTAATCACAGATCATAACTATCTGGTGACAATCCCGCTGGAAGACGTGAAGCCGCATAACAGTTAATTCACCCAACGCGGTTGGCATTATCACATGAACGTCGTCTCCGAATTCATCCGCTCCATTCCGCAACGCGCCGCGGCCTCGGTGTGTCGTTGGGCTGCCGAGTTTGTGAACCTGCCGAACTCCGCGATGTCGCGCACATTCGATCCTGACCTGACGCCGTGGAATGTTGAGCCTTTCGATTCGACCGAACGACTGGAACGTCGCAAGACGGTTTACATCAAGCCGGTTCAAGGTGGCGGTTCGGCTTTCGGTGAAGCGCTGTTGTGCTACTGGTTGGCAACGAAGTCAGCCGGCGATGTGCAATACAACTGGCAGAACGATGACCAAGCCGATGCTCGCTGGGACAAGCGTGTGGAACGGATCCTGAAAGCATGCGAGCCGGTGATGGAACGCTGGCCGAAAGAAAAGAACAAGGCGACGAAGGGTCAGGTCTTGTTCCCGCACGCGAACTTCATCATGCAAGGCGTGTTGACGAATCGCAACGTCGCCTCTGACTCCATCAAGTATCAGATCAACGAAGAGTGTCACGATGAAGAGGGTTGGATACCGGGCCGGCTTGAGCAGGCCTTCGGACGCACGACCGCCTATTGGGATCATTCAATCGTTTGTATTTCGAATGCTGGTCGCAAGGGCTCTGAGCTTGAGCAGAAGTTTCTCGACGGCACGCAACAAAGCTGGATGGTGAAATGTCCAGGCTGCGGACTGTATCACGAGATGAGAACCGAATGGGATGAGAAGCAACCACAACTCGGAGGACTTCGCTACAATGCCGATGACTGTAGGCGTGCGGATGGCGGCTACGATTACCAGAAGCTGCAACCCACAATTCAATACCAGATGCCCTGCGGCTACAAAGTTCACGACCTCGATCGCTCGACGCGGCGGCAGATGAACCTTGGCGGAAAATACGGCGAACCGAAAAACGATGGCGCACCGGAGAGCATCGCGAGCTACACGCTGGAGGCGGTCAGTATCGACTACATCTCATGGCTCGACCTCATCATGCAAAAGCATGCGGCGTTGCGGGCTTTGAAATACGGCAACATCAAGCCGTGGTTGAAATACAAAAAGGAACGCGAGTGCAAATTCGTGGATGAAGACGACCGGCCATTTTATCAGAGCATCATTCTCAGCGACCGAAAAAAAGACCGGGAAGGATTAAAAGACCGCACCGCTCGGCTTGCGCAACTTGACCGGCAGCAGGGCTCACTGGCGAAAGGTGAACTACCTCACTGGTGGATGACGATCTTTGATGTGAAGTGGGATGGCACGCGACTGCATGTGCTTTTGGTTTTTGAAGGCAAGATGCTGACCGATGAAGATGCGGTTGAGACTTTGAAGCGGCATGAAGTTCCGCCGACGGCGGTCGTCGTTGACTCCGGAGATGACACGCGCCACGTCTATGCGTTTTGTCTTCGTCACGGCTACAACGCCATCAAGGGTGCGGACTGCGAATTCAGCCACCCGGATGGCACGAAGAAAATCTTCTCCGTTGAGAAACCTTTGCACGCGCTCATCAATGCTCCGAACACTCGTGCCAATCCTAACGAAGAGCCGCAGTTCTGGCACTACTCCAAGGCGGGCATCCGTGACCGTTGGAACTGGATGCGCAAGCAAGGCAATGACGTCGTTGTCTGGGAAACGCCAAGCGATGTGTCCAAGGATTACAAAGACCACATGGCATCCGAAGAGTTACAACAGAGGCGCAACAAGGATGGCGAGATGAAAAACGCTTGGATTCAACGCAAAGACCGCAATGACTTGTTTGTGACGACGTGTTATTGCGCGATGCAAATCGAAATGTGCGGTTGGTTGGAGGTATGAAGCGCGACGCACTCACTACCCGTCAAAAGCAAATCGTGCGCGGCTGGGCCGATGGTCTAACCGACTCGCAAATTGCATCCCGTCTCGACATTTCCAGCCACACCGTAAACCGTCACATTCGCACTGTTTTTATTAAGCTAAACGCACGAACGCGAGCGCAGGCGATGTTCCATTTTATGCTGTTTCAGGGGTATCGCAATTTCAAGTCAGTATCAGGAAGGCGCTAAGCCTGCGAAATTGGTTTCGTGGCAGTAACCGCGAAACTGAAGCTTGGATTCTTGGAAGACGCATGGGACGACGCGCCAGAAGGCGACGGCGGCCTGCGTCAGAAGCTTCGTGAGTTGGAGAAAGCTGTTCGCGCCGGTTTATCTGGAGGCGCAATCACCAGCCTGACCGCTAATGGGCGCTCGCATACTTATTCGAACACCGGCCCGACCCAGCAAGACATCGCGGAGATGTGGCGTGAACTCATCATGCTGCATGACAAAGTTGCTGGGCAATTAGATTCGACGGTTGACGCCGAGATTTACGCCGAAATGGTGGCGTTGCTTTCAACTGGTGGCGTCACCGAATGGGAGAATGATTTTTCGGGGGTGTGCCGATGACGCTCAAGGAAAAATTATTTGCAGCGTTGGACGCGTGGCGCGGCAAACCATCTGCCGAATACGAAGCTGGAAAACGCTTCCAGAAAGACCGTAGCCACCTGCGCGGATTTGTTCAAGACCCGCGCTTTGACGCCACCGAATGCGTTCGCACCGAACTCGTGCGCAAGTCGCGCTGGTTTGAAAAGAACGATCCTCTCGCCAATCGTCTTGCTGAAGTCTTCACTGAATTCACCGTTGGGGCTTATGGTCCTCCCATCAGCCCCGCAACGGCTGACGAAGACTGGAATCAGCGCGCGTCCGATTGGTTGGAAGAATGGAATCCCGTCGCCGACCTGACTTCGCGTTTTGGTTACGGCGGTGTGGTGACGGCCGCCGCATGGCGTCGTTTCTTTGATGGCGAATTCTTCATATTGAAAACGAAGGGCGACAGCAATCGTCCGCGCATCCAAGGTATCTCCGCGCATCGTGTCGCCACACCTCCCGACAAATACGAGCAAGAGGGAAAGACCATCGTTGACGGCGTGCAGATTGATGGTCGCGGTCGTCCGATTGGTTACTTCATCCAAGAAGGTTTCGAAGAGGACAAGTTCACACTGCGCGGAGCAAACGAAGTCGTTCACATCTTTGAGCCTGAGTCACCCGGCCAATATCGCGGCCTGCCGATGCTCACGCCGGTGATGAATCTCCTGCACGATTGGAATGACCTGTTGATGTTCGAAATGAAGGCGGCGAAGGATGCAGCATCCATCACCAATATCTGGAAGACGAAGAGCGGAGAAAAGACTCCCGACCAGCTTCGTCGTGAACGCGCCACCGGGCAGACACAGAACAGCTCTGGGACGGAAATCACCGAGGCGCGGACACAATTCTTTCAGCGGATCGTGGGCGGTCGCAACGTCGCCATCGGAACAGACGAGGACATTACACAACTCGCCAGTCAGCGTCCCTCGGTCACATCGCAGTGGTTCATGGATTATGTCGCGTCGCTGATTTGTTCCGGCATCGGATTCTCCAAGCTGTTGGTTTTTCCGTGGAGCATTCAAGGCACGGTTGCCAGGGGCGAATACGATCTTTCGACAAATTTCTTTCGCGCTCGCTTCGCAGCATTTCAATCGGCGGCTTATCAGATTTATCTCTACGCGCTCGGCACTGCCCGCTTTCAAGACGTTCGAGTCGCCGATGCTCCGGCGGATTGGGCGACGCGCGTCAACATCCGTCCCCCAGCCTCTCCGAACGTGGACATCGGTCGCAACATGGCCGCAACCATCTCCGCTTTGGAATCCGGCCTGACGACGCTGGAAGAACAATACGGCATGCGCGGTCAAGATTGGCGTCAACCGATCCGTCAGCGCGCTCGCGAAGAGAAGTTCATCGACCGCATTGCTGGCGAGTCCGGTCTTTCCGCCGACCGCATCCGCAAGGCTATCGCTGATTCGTTGCGCAACGAGATGAGCGAAAACACCAAGCTCCAACAGCAAGAAGATCTGCAACCAGCATGAAATTTCCATCGCAACCATCATTCGCAATTCTCGCTGGCGTAACTGCCAAGCAATATCACGTCTCTGTCAAAGCTGCCGAAGGCGATGCCGATGCTGAGATTCTGATTCACGGCCCGATCGGTCGCTCCTTCTGGTCAGAAGGCGGCATCACCGGAAAGGATTTCACCGATGCGCTCAACAAATTCCCTGTCGGAACAAAAGTCACAGTTGGTATCAACTCGCAAGGCGGAGCAGTCGGCGAAGGCCTCGCCATCTACAACGCCATCAAACGCCGCGCCGCCGACATCACATGCCGGATTGACGGCTACGCCATTTCAATCGCCTCAGTCATTCCGCTTGCCGCTGGCAAGGTCATCTCGCCGGAGTCTGCCATTTGGATGATTCACAACGCCTGGTCGTGGATGGAAGGTGGCCAAGGCAACGCGGAGGACATGCGCAAGCTCGCGGAGTTGGCTGGCAAAGCCGCCGAGATGCTGGACAAGCATGATGACGTTCTTGTTTCTGCGTATGTCGCGCGCAGCGGCAAGAAAGACGAAGAGATTCGCAACGCTATGGCCGAGGAGACGTGGTTGACGGGTTCAGAGGCAGTTGAGTGGGGTCTGGCCGACGAGGTGTCCGATGATGCTGCGGACCTTGAGGCGCTGGACTTCTCTGGGATGGAAGCGAAGGCGTTCAAGAAGATCCCGCTCAACTGCCGGGCGATGATTCTCGCGGCCAGCAAGACTCCAATTTCCGCTCTGCCTCCGCAGGGCAAAGCACAAACCAAAAACCAAACAGAAGAAAATAGTATGAATCGAGCACAACGAATCGCCCTGCTGAACGGCTGGGGCGTCATGGTCAAAGATGAAGCCAGCGTCACCGACGCACGGCTTGATGAACTCATTGCAATGGGCCGCACTGCTGCCATCGCCGCATTCAAAGGCGAGGCTGCGCCTGCTGCTTCCAATGTTGTCCATCTCACCAAGGCTGATGTGGACAACGCCGTGAACAGCGCCGTCCAAGCCGCTGAGAAACGCGCTGACGTGAAGGCCACTCTTGCGCTACTCGTCAACGAACGTCGCATCACTCAGGCTCAAGCCGACAAGTGGTTGCCGACCGCGTTGAAGGACGACAGCGTTCTCGCCGCGTTGAAGGAAAACCCGGTGATGCCGGAAGCAGCCGAGCCGGTGGATGGCGTATGCGTTGAGCAGATTGGCGAAAGCGTTGCTGATTGCGAAACCGCAGTGAAGAATCTTCGCGCGCCGATCATTGCCGCGATTGAGAAGCGCCAGTCTCCCGACGTGAAGGCGATTCAAAAGAACGCCATCGTCATCGCTCAACTGGTGACAAAGAACCTCCAGAAGCTGCGTCAGGCTTTCAATGCGAACAACATCAGCGCCGATCTGAAGCGCAATGTCATCCTCACGCAGGGCATGCGGGCGTTCAAACGCAACATCGTGAACCTCGGAATCTTCTCCACGCGGTTCAACAACATTCCGCTCGAAGGCACGAACAAGATCGCTGTGCCGTATTACCCGCTCGATACTCAGGCCGCGAATGACTTCGCGGATGGCACTGGTTACGAGTTCAACGAAAACTCTGACACTGAGGACAAGGACGTCACGATCAACAAGCGGAAATACAAGCCGTTCAACTTCTATTCTCATCAGCTCGCGCGTCAGCCGTATTTCGACGTGGAGCGCCTGATGATGATGAAGGCTGAGCAGCTTGGCATTGACGTCTGGACCGATGTCCTTTCGCTCTTCACGCTGGCTGATTACGGTGCGGCAGTGAAAGCCGAAGCTGCCGACACATTCGACAGCGATGACGTCACCGACATCGCCACCGCATGCGATGAGTCCGATTGGCCGGATGCCGGTCGCGCGCTGGTCTTGAAGTCGTCTTATCATGGAAACCTGCGCAAAGACCCGTCGCTGAAAAACGCGGACAAGTCTGGCAGTGATTCCACGCTGCGGGAAGGTTCGACAGGTCGCGTCGATCGCTTCGACATCTTCCAGACCCCGCGCTTCCCGACCAATGGTGAAAACCTTGTCGGATTGGCGGTTTTGCCGCCTGCGGCGCTGGTTGCTACCTCGCCGATTGCACCTGGACCTGCGGTGCGTCAGCAGCTCTTGAGCTACGATGTCGTGGTTGACCCCGACCTCGGCATCAGCTTCGAGTATCGCCACTGGGGCAATCCCGACCAAGACGAAGAGCGCGAAGTCGTGGAATGCAACTACGGCTACAACAAGGGTCAGACCGAAGCCGCGAAGCGCATCACGTCCTAACCGTTTCAAAATCGCGGCGGTTGAAATACACCGCCGCGAACTAAAAACATGAGAACATTTATCCTCATCGGAAAGTCTCGCAAAACCGGGAAAGACGAACTGATTCTCGGTCGCGAGGCGAAAGGCTCTGAGCATATCGAGGCCTATAAAAAACTCGGAGTGCAGCGGGTAAGCGAGGATTACGAAAACGTAGTCTTGGTTGAGGCTGCTCCATTCAAGCGGCCTTTGAAATTCATCACCAAAGCCGAGGCGGAAGCCAAAGCGAAATCTCCCGCCAAGAAAAAGAACGCGGCGGACAAAACCAAAACCAAAACCGGAACGGATACCGGATCAAATTCCGAAACCTGATACCATGAAAAAACTGTTCTCTATCCTCATCGCGGCGGTCGCCATTGTGGCGTCCACCCCGCAGGTCAAAGCCTACGACGGCGAAACCGCCACGCTCCGCACCAACGCCATCACCGCATCGTCTGCGGAATGGCTTTACACGAAGATTCCGTGCGCCAAGCAGGCAACGGTTGACGTGCATCTGGAGTTCGCATCGTCTGGTGCAGATACTGGAAACAAGACGTTCTATTTCTCGCGCACAGTTACGGGAAGCACGAACGACATCGAAACGCTAGCGACCCGCTGGCAACCAGTGACGATTGCCTCAACTGGCACAACCACGACAAGGACCATCACCAACTTGCCAACGTATGGCGCAAGCCATCTGGTTTTGGTTTACAGCACCAACGCGACCGGCGCTGGCACTTATCTTACAAACCTCGTGGTTAAATACGGCGAGAAGCCTTTGTAACATGTCTGTCGCCTCCGCCATCTTTAAATCGTCCGCTGACGTATTGGCCATCGTCCATGATGACGATCTGCGCTTGCAGCCAGCCAATGTCCTCGTCAGCGGATTAGGGGTGGCGGAGGTGGGATAATCCCGATGAGCCTCGCCGATGGACTTATCAAATTCGCCAGCCACTCGCTCAATTTTATCCATGCAGATTTGTGGCGGATTGAGTCGGGAGCAAATGCTGGCGTGACGTTCAGCGGCATCACGCAGACCGAAGCGCCGATAGTTTTAGACAGTGACCTTGGCGCGGATGCGCGGGAGAAGACGATGCTGTTTGTTGACCGGCCCGCTCCGGATTTGAATCGCGGCATGGTCATCAGCGGCAAGGGTTCTCGGTGGAGTGTGGTGGGAGATGTTGACGACAATCCGGCCAATCACTCCATCAAGTTTGAAATCGCAAAAATTGTTCCCGGAAAAGACTCGTGAAACTTCTCATCAATCTGATTTTGGTTTTGTGTTGCGTCTCGGCTCAAGCCGCCAGCGTGCGCAACTATCTGCGTAATCCGTTCACCAACGAGATTGATACCAATGCGCTCATTGTAACCAAGATCAGCACCAACATTCTTGCGGATGGAGGTGTGATTGCGATTGGTCGTCCGCAGCGATTCCCGTTTAGCCCCTACACCAACACGCTGGCGATTGGGTTTTATTCGGTGAGTAATATCAATCTGCGTTCGGCGTATGTCATCAATGTGGATGATGCCAGTTCGACGCTCTATGATTGCACGAATCTGCTGCATAGCGGATTCAACACTTACGTTGTGGTTCAGCCGACATTCAGCCGGATCAC